CTACTCCATTGGCAAAAGCGCGCTGCACCGCTACGGCAGCGAGTTCGAGGACAAGCTGGCCGCCCTGAAGATGTCCAGCGAGCAGGCCAAGGCCGTTGTTCAGGCCGCGCCGGATGACGAAGGTGCGGTCAACGAAGCGTTGATGCGCTTGGTGCAAGAGCATCTGTTCAAGTTGCTCATGGCCGATGACGGAAAGATGGACCTACCCAAGGTAGCCAAGGCCGTTGCCGAGCTGGGCCGGGCGTCTGTCGTCCAGGCGAAATGGAAGACAGAAGTACGCGCCCGCGCCGAGGCCGCTGCTAACCAGGTAGAGAAAATCGCTAAGAAAGGTGGCCTCAGTGCCAAGACCGTGGACGAGATCCGCCGCGAGATTCTGGGGGTGGCGTCGTGAGACTACCTGCGGCGGACCACTCGGGTGGGCTTGTACGGTACGGAGCGAACCGAGTACTTACACTTGGGGCAGGTCAATACGCTGGAGCCCTGAAGCGTGACGGGCACGTTCTGGGTTTCCAGACAGTGACTGCAATAAAAATGTTTAGGCGTTTCTTGCTCCTCGGTCTTCAAAACATAGGCATGGGCCGACGTTACGAAGGTGTGAAGGGAGTACTGTGCCTTGAGATTTACGGTTTGGCTGGCTTGCTCCTTCTCGCCCTCAAGCACTTGTATCCGCTGCACCAGCTCCATCTGGTTAAGCTGAGCTTCGAGCAGCTTTTGCTGAAGGTCCATCAAGTTGTTATTAAGCTCATAGACGCGGTCACGAATGATGCTTTCGTCGCGGATCGTCAGCAGCGACTGGCCAATTTCCTTCATCGCTTTCGCGCTTTCCACCGCACCGGCAAACCAATCCAGCATTTCGCACCTCAGCGACATATTAATAGTGGCAATAGCCTAGCATTGCTCAAGGCCGCCTGTGAGGGGTCGGCTCGATGAACCACGCCATTAACCCGCTCACGCAGGCGCTCAGGCAGGAGGTCGAGTCCACGACTCCGGTCGTCCTGCTCCCCTATCAGCAGAAGTGGATCGGTATTCGGGCGCCGCTGAAGGTGGGCGAGAAGTCGCGCCGTATCGGTCTGACCTGGGCGGAGGCCGCCGATAACGTCTTGGTTGCTGCTTCCGCTAAGAACGCCGGGGGGCAAACCGTTTATTACCTGGGCTACAACCAGGACATGACGGTCGAGTACATCCAGGCCTGTGCGATGTGGGCTCGGGCATTCAACTACGCGGCCACGGAGATTGAGGAAGGCATCTGGCCGGACGAAGATCCAGACAAGAACATCAAGACCTACACCATCGTTTTCCCCTCGGGGCACCGGATCGTGGCGCTCACCAGTCGGCCCAGCAACTTGCGTGGCCGTCAGGGCGTGGTGGTGATCGATGAGGCAGCGTTCCACTCCGACCTGGCCGAGCTGCTTAAAGCGGCCCTCGCGCTGCTCATCTGGGGCGGTGAGGTACATGTCATCAGCACCCACGATGGCACAGAGAACGCCTTCAACGAGCTGATAGAAGAGATCCGAGCCGGTAAGCGTAAAGGGCATCTGTTCCGCTGCACCTTTAGCGAGGCCGTGGCCGATGGTTTGTATGACCGCGTCTGCATGCGCCGTGGCATCCCCCATGTAAAGAAGGAAGAGGAAGCCTGGGTCCAGGACGTATACAGCTTCTACGGCGATGCCGCCACAGAGGAACTGGACTGCGTTCCAAGCCAGGGCGGTGGTGCGTACCTCTCGCTGGCCCTAGTCGAGAGCCGTACCAGCCGCGACTCCCCAGTGCTGCGGCTCAAGTACCCGCAGGGGTACGAAACAGCCCCGGAACATGTGCGCCTGGCCGAGTCGCTGGAATGGTGCGAGCGCGAGCTGCTGCCGCTGCTCAAGGATATGCCCACTGGTGTGCAGAGCTTCTATGGGATGGACTTCGCTCGATCTGGCGACCTGTCGGTGTTCTGGCCGTTGCTCAAGGAACAGAACCTGCGCAAGCGCACGCCATTCGTGCTGGAGATGCGCAACGTCCCGTTCAAGCAGCAAGAGCAGATCCTGTTCTACATCGTTCGGCGCCTGCCCAACTTCCTCAAGGGCGCGCATGACGCCCGAGGCAACGGCCAGCAGATCGCCGAGTCCGCTGCCGTGGAGTTCGGCTTCAACCGCATTGAGCAGGTGATGCTTACCGAGGGCTGGTATCGGGACAACATGCCCCCCTTCAAGGCGGCACTGGAAGACGACACCCTCTTTGGCATCCCGGCTGACAAGGACGTTACCGGCGACATTCGGGCTTTCCGGGTGGTGAAAGGCGTGGCGCGCATCCCTGAACAGCGCACCACAGAGAAAGGCGGCGACAAGCGCCACGGTGACGCTGGCGTTGCCCTGGTGCTGGCTGACTTCGCCAGTCGCCAGGAAGTAGAAATTTTCGAATCCCACCGCGTCCAGCAGTCGGCTTCGCATGATCGTCAGGTCGTGCGCGGGGCCGGTTGGCGCTCTAAAGAAGGCATCTGGTAATGGCCCGCTCCCCAATCGTTGACCAGTACGGTCGCGCCATTGAATACGATCAGCTGACCGAGGAAATGGCTGCGCCGCGTGTTACCGGCGTGCGCCAAGTTTGGCACCCGTCTGTAGCAGGTGGCCTGACACCGGGTCGGCTCGCTGCTCTGCTCCAGGCTGCCGCCGAGGGTGATGCCCGCGACTACCTGACCCTTGCCGAGGAAATGGAAGAGCGTGACCTGCACTACGCCTCCGTGCTTGGCACTCGCAAGCTCGCCCTGGCCGGTCTCAACATTCGCGTAGAAGCGGCCACTGACGACGCCGAGGACGTACGCCGGGCGGATGCCCTGCGCGAGGTCATCGGGTCGCCGGAGTTTGGCGAGGTCCAGACTGATCTGACTGACGCCTTGGGCAAGGGGTATTCGGTCGCGGAGATCATTTGGGACCGCAGTGGCAAGACATGGGTGCCAGAGCGCTTTGAGTGGCGCGACCCGCGCTTCTTCATGTTTGACCGAGCAACGGGGCAAGAACTGCGCCTGCTGGATGACGCTGATGTGGTAAATGGCATTGCACTGGCTCCCTACAAGTTCATCGTGCACCGCCCTCGGCTTCGCACGGGCTTGCCTATCCGTGGAGGTCTGGCCCGTCTGGCTGCGGTCGGCTACATGTGCAAGGCATGGACTTGGAAGGACTGGATGGGCTTTGCCGACATCTACGGCATCCCGATGCGTGTAGGGCGCTATGGCCCGAATGCCAGCAAGGAAGATATTGGCGTGCTGCTGTCGGCGGTCGCCAACTTGGGGAGCGATGCCGCTGCGGTCATTCCTGACTCAATGCGCATCGACTTCAATCAAGCCGCTAACGTGGCCGGTGCTGGTGACTTCTTCAAAGGCCTGGCCGAATGGTGGGACAAGCAAATGTCCAAAGCCATAGTCGGGCAAACGATGAGCGCCGACGACGGTGCCAGCCTGGCTCAGGCTAAGGTACACAACGAGGTGCGGCTTGACCTCCTGGAGGCCGACGCCAAGGCCGAGTCGAATACGCTCAACCGGATGTTCGTGCGGCCTTTCTGCGACCTGAACTTTGCACCAGGTCGGCCTTACCCGCGTCTGATCATTGATGTTCCACAGCCTGAAAACCTTGAACTGCTGATCAAGGCAGTAACGTCGCTGGTGCCGCTGGGGTTGCGGATCGAGCAGTCGGTTATCCGCGACAAGTTCGGCCTGCCTGAGCCTGCGGAAGGCGCTGAGGTTCTAGGGGTTCAGGCGGCAACGCCTGCCCCGGTGGCCACCGCACTCAACCGTGAGCAGCCAAAGGCCTCGGCTGCGGTGCCAGATATCGTGGACAACCAGGTCAAGACCATGGAGGCATCAGCCGCAGCCTCCATGGATGATTTGGTCGAACCGATCAAGGAGCTATTGGACTCGGTGGCCAGCCTTGAGGAATTCCGTGACCGGCTGATTGAGGCGTACCCGGCGATGAATGCAGAGCAGCTCGCCAGCGCCATGGCTGATGGCTTGGCGGCGGCGAGTTTGGCGGGACGAGACGATGTGCTCAGGGGGCTTTAGAGCAGTGGTGTATTCACTATCTTCTGCGTTCTGAGAAGTTTGAAAGTGGTCTTGTCTAGGTCAAAGGTTTGATCGCCGACCTGGACAGAGACAACGTCCGTTTCAGCCACTACGTGACGCCCTGCTGGGATGGTGATGAGTTCCCCTGCAAGGTTAACGCATTCGCATTCTTTGAAGTCGTAGTAAAGCTCCATTCCTATTTGAACTCCGTGAGTGGTGAAAAATGGCAGTATCCCATGGCAATCTGCCATTTCAAGAGCAGATCGACTACTTCAAGGGCAAGACCAATCTGCCTTCCCGCGCCTGGACGGACCTCTATGCGGCTGAACACGACTGGGCTTTTGTCGTGGCCGGGACGACCAAGCGTGACCTGATAGCCGATATGCGCGGCGCGGTAGAGAAAGCCATCGCTAACGGGCGCACCCTGGATCAGTTCCGAAAGGACTTCGACAAGATCGTCAACCAGCACGGCTGGGAGTACAACGGCGGTCGAGCCTGGCGCACGCGCACCATCTTTGAAACGAACCTGCGGCAGTCATACAACGCGGGTCGGGAAGCGCAGATGGCCGACCCGGAATTGCGCAAGGCGCGGCCCTACGGCTTGTATCGCCACGGCGACAGTGCCAACCCGCGACCCCATCACCTCGCCTGGAATGGCACGGTGCTGCCGCTCGATGACGCTTGGTGGTCAACGCACAGCCCGCAGAATGGTTGGGGCTGCAAGTGTAAGAAGTTCATGGTCAGCGCTCGGGATGTTGAGCGGATGGGCCTCAAGGTAGGCCCGGCCCCGGTGGTCGAGTACGAAACCCGGATCATCGGCGTCAACAGTCCGAACGGCCCTCGCAGTGTTCGCGTGCCCTTGGGCATCGATCCCGGCTTTGAGCATGCTCCTGGTCAATCGCGGCTGTCTTCTGCCGTGCCGCAGCCGCGAGCCCATGACCCGTTCCCTGCGCCTGGTGCGCGCCCCAGCTCGGTTCCGACCACCGGGCTGCCAAACCGTCGCCCTCCTGGAGCGCTGCCTGCGCCACGGCCAGCAGCGGCCAGTCGGCTCATGCCGGAAGGCTTGGCTGATGAGGAATATGTCAGCCAGTTCCTGAGCGAGTTCGGCGCTACCGAGGACAGCCCGGCCGTGTTCCGCGACAAGGTAGGCGACGGCGTAGTGATTGGTCGTAACCTGTTCGCTGATGCCAAATCCGACGCTTTGAAGGTCGGCGAGCGCAGCCAGGCCCGACAGCTGCTGCTGTTGGCCGACGCGCTAAAAGAGCCAGATGAGGTATGGGTGAGGCTCGAATGGCAGGCCGAGCAGAACAAGGCTGTGGTGCGCCGGCGTTATATCAGCAGGTTTGAACTGGATGGCGAGGCGGTGCCAGCGCTGGCCGTGTTCGAAGTGGGCTCGGATGGCTGGGATGGAATCGCCACGCTTGCACCTGGTTCGAACAATCCGCAGTACCTGGAGCAGCTGCGCATCGGTGTCCGGCTCTACCGTCGCCTGGATGGCGAGTGAACAACGCTCTATATATAGAAGGAGATCCACATGGCCGGCTCAATGCTTGATGTGACGATGGACGCCTCGGCCGTTGGGCGCGAGCTGGAACAGCTTGTCGAGCGCTTGGGCTCATTGCAGACGCCACTCAACGACATTGCGGAATACCTGCACATCTCCACTGATAGCCGTGCCCGTCGCCAGGTCGCGCCGGATGGCTCGCCTTGGGCGCCCCTGTCGGCGCGTACCCTGGCCAGAAAGAAAGGCAACAAGATCCTTCGCGAGGCAGGCGACCTGCTCGATACCCTCCGGCACCAGGTGAGCGGTGACGATCTCAGTTTCGGTACTGACCGACCCTACGGCGCTATCCACCAGTTCGGCGGCAAGATCGAGCATGCGGCTCGATCACAGCAGGTGTACTTCAAGGAAAAGGGTGGCGTGGTTGGCAACCGCTTCGTGAAGAAGAGCAAGTCCAACTTTGCCCAGTGGGTGACGCACGGGGCTCGATCCATCGAAATGCCAGCCCGACCCTACCTCGGATTGTCGAGCGAGGACGAAACAGAGATTTTGGAGATCGTTGCGACCTATCTGACGGGTTGAACGGGTCATTCTAAAACGCGCTCATTTGAGCGCGTTGGAGGTCCTAGCCGGTGCATCCGGTTGGGAATCGAGCCAAAGCACCGTTAGATTACCGTTAGATTTTGTTTTGGCGGCATTCCTAGCCCCCAACCGACACAGCGAATCTTCGAAAGGCTGGAAAACCTGAAAAAATGACTGGCTCGCCCCTCGCGACGATGTAGCATTCACCTCCCTCCGCAGTCCCCTTCAGCCGACCAAATCCTTGCGTCGAGCTTAAAAACACTCCCCTCCGCATGCCCCACACACTGGCGGCATGAAAAAACACATCGCACTCAACACGGATCTTTCGGCGCTGCCCTCCACTGAGGGACAGGCGCCCGATTGGATCGAGCTGATTCCCACTGGACCAACCATCACTGGTCGGGACGGTCGCACCTGGTTGTTCGATGAGCTGGCTCAGAGTCTGGTGCTCGCCGCCTTCGCTGATCGCGGCATAGACATGGTGATCGATTGGGAGCACTCCACCGAAGTAGTAGCGCCGCAGGGTGAGCCTGCCCCTGCTGCGGGCTGGATCAATCAGCTAGAGCTGCGCGCCGGAGCCCTGTGGGGGCATGTCGCCTGGACGCCCCGAGCTGGGGAGCAGGTCGCTGCCCGTGAGTACCGCTTCGTTTCCCCCGTATTCGACTACGACGACACCTACCGGCGAATCCTTCGCATGGTGAGTGTCGGCCTGACGAATCGGCCAAACCTGGTGCTAACAGCACTTAATCATGAAACATCGGAGCCTCAAAAAATGGCGATTCCACTAGCGCTCGCGGCGGTCCTCGGTCTGGACGCAGCTGCGACTGATGAGCAGGCCGTAGCAGCGGTTACCCAGCTGAAAGCCACCGCCACTGCTCGCAACAACGAACAGCCAAGCCTGGACAAGTTTGTCCCACGCGGCGACTACGACCTGGCCGTATCCCGTGCGACCAACGCCGAGCAGGCGCTGGAAACCCGCAAGGCCGACGACCACAAGGCCCTGGTCAACGCCGAAATCGATGCCGCCTTGAAGGCCGGCAAGATCACCCCGGCCACCGCCGAGTACCACCGTGCAGCCTGCTCGGAGCAAGGCGGTATCGACCGCTTCCGCGAGTACGTGAAGGCCGCACCTGTTGTTGGTGACCCGTCCGGCCTGGGCGAACACAAGCCCGATGGCACCTCCACAGCGCTCAACGCCGAGGAAAAGCACGTCGCCAAGCTGATGGGCATGAGCGAAGCAGACTTCATCAAGGGCCGCGTAGGCATTTAAAGGACGCAACCACATGATTATTACCCCACAGGCGTTGGCCGCCTTCTTTACCTCCTTCCGTAGCGAGTATCAGCGTGCCTTCACTGATACGCCGACCGACTGGCAGAAGATCGCCACTGAAGTACCGTCGACCGGCTCCAGCAATACCTACGGGTGGCTCGGTCAGTTCCCGGCATTCCGTGAATGGGTAGGTGACCGCGTTCTGCGTGACATGGCCACCCACGCTTACACCATCCTCAACAAGAAGTTCGAGTCTTCGGTCAGCGTCCCGCGCGATGCGATGGAAGACGACGAGGTCGGTGTATACGGCGCACTGTTCCAAGAAATGGGCCGTGCTGCCAAGGCTCACCCGGACGAGATGGTTTTCGCCTTGTTGAAAGCAGGCCTGACCACCACCTGCTACGACGGTCAGAACTTCTTCGACACCGATCACCCGCTGTACCCGAACAGCGATGGCACCGGCACGGCTACTTCCGTGAGCAACTACCAGGCTGGCACTGGCCCGGCCTGGTATCTGCTCGATGTCAGCCGCGCCATCAAGCCGATCATCTTCCAGAAACGCCGTAACTACGATCTGAAGGCCATGACCAAGATCGATGACGAAGCGGTGTTCATGCAGGACGTCTACCGCTACGGCGTC